TTAAATATAATTCTCTATACTTTCCATTAGTTGTATCATATAAATCAATTTCTTGATTGTATGCAATGTTGCCATTATTTAGCACTTTTTGAAGTGCAATACTACTATCTGCCTTTCCATTGATTCTGTTGCTCAAAGAAGTAGTATCTATTGTAGAGCCACCAGTAGAGTCTTTAATCTGATAAACTATGCCATTTCTACGATAATAAATAGAGTCTTTACCTGACTTACGATATATAGAATCTACATAATTACCACTTCCTCCAACACTATCCTTGATAGCATATCTTGTAGTTCCTATATAGTAAATTATTGAATCCTTGCCAGGAGTCCTTGTCAATCTATTAACCCACTTATTTGTAGTATCAGCTTTCCTTAAATAAGGAGATAACATTGAACTTGTATCTGTATATTTTACACGAAGGTCTATTCTTGAACTCAATGAAGTAGTATCTTTTTTCCTTAAATATGGAGAAAGCATCGCAGCAGTATCTGTATATTTTACCCTTAAATTGATTCGGCTGCTCAAAGAAGCAGTATCGGTCTTTTTAAGGTAAGGAGAAAGCATTGAAGAAGTATCTGTGTATTTAACACGAAGATTAATTCTATTGCTAAGAGAACTTGTGTCAACCTTTCTTAAATAAGGATTCAACATAGCAGAAGTATCGCTTTTATTTAATTTAAGGTTTACTTCAGTCTTTAATGCGAACGGTGCGAAAAGAACTGATGTGTCACCATAATTAATATAATAAGCCAACATAGAAGCAGTATCTGCATATTTGACAAATTTAGTTGTATCAAAGTTATTAGCTGCAAATGATAACCATTTAGTTAATGACGTATCACGATAGTAAAAGGTATTTTTAACCCTAATAACATTACCAGCAATAAGCCTTAAATTAGTAGCTGAAGCACTTGTCGTATCATTAAACTTAGGTACTAAAAGTAAACTATCTACTCTAATTCCCCTAAATTCATAATTGTTCCTCATTTGGTTATAAGTAGGCTCTTGAGCATACCCCACCAAAGAAAGAAACAATCCTATAATTAGAAATATCTTTTTCATCATTGCAAAGTTCGTTAAATGTCTTGATATAAAATATACACTTCTGTACCATTGTCAATAGGTACTGGAAGCTCAATAGTACCAGTTCCAGTAGTATATTTAGCCTCTTGGTCAACAGGCGTTCCTGAAGTTATTATCTTAGAACGACCTATTCCATCAACTACGACATCTAAAATATCTTTTCCTATTAATAAAGCATTAGAGAAACTAAATTCTCCTGCAATGCCTGTATATTCTAATCTTTTCACTTTTGAATTTGGGTTTACTGGTGTTGGTACAAATATAGGTGTAAGTGGTCCAGAGCCTTGAAGTTCAACTGAAAATGTAGCCAAACCATCAAGTTCCCCACTATCTGAAATTGAAGTTAAAAGAGCAGTTCCTTCCTCTGTATAAACATTGCCATCTTCATCTGTTCTTTGATACCTTAAAAGGACTTTCGTTCTTCCGTACTGATATGCCCTAATATCAGGAAGACTCATTGTATTGACTCCCTGAAGGTATATAGCACCCTCTAATGAGGCAGTCCAAGTCAATGCAGCATACTCATAAGTCCTCCAAGCACCTGAACCTGTAATAGAAGTTTCTATCGTTTCTGCGTTAGTATTAAATGTACAAGACCTTCCACAAGTAGTTAATTTCCATAAACCACCATCATATATATACATTAATACATTTTCTCCTCTTATTAAACTCATTTACTTTGATATGTATAGTTAAAAGAATTATTAAACATTTCATCTAAATCTATTGATGCTTCATCTGTTTTACATATTTCATATAATGTACAAGTAGTAAAATCTTCTTTTAGGTTTATATCCATTTTGCCAAAAATAAATTTTAATCCTGGCATTTTTTGATAATTTATTAAAAAACTTGGGTTAATGATATTTTTAGAAACACCATTAGTCAATAAAATCTTACCTTCTAATTTGCATCTATTTTTAGATAAATAAAGTAATACTTGAGTATTTATAATTTTTGCGACAGATTTATATATCCCTGATGCTTTTTCTCTCCAATTTACTGTTCTTAATCTTGTTCCATCAGTATCAACTCCAAAAATATATAATGTTCCTGAAACAAAATTTCTTGGGGTATCTCCTACTTTAGATTCATATTCCTCTATATTTTTAAGAGAGTTATTATTAATAGATTTATCTATTTGGTTTATTATAGTTGAGTTTGAAATAATAGCAGGGGAAATTGTTATTTTAAAATCTTTAAATGCCATTCTTCTTTGTGGAGCCTCTTCAAATCCTCTTGGTAAATAAATAGTTAATAACCCTGAAATAGGAGCTATTGCACTCATTGAAATACTATGAACTTGTCTGCCAGTTGTATTTTCACTAAATTTAAAAATTCTTTGTGTTACTGCGGTAAATTCCATTTGAGTAATAGGGTCGCCATTAATATCAATATTAGCAATAGCCAAATTAGTAGTGCCATCACTTAATACAACTGGAAATCTTGTAGTTGTTTGATAACCAATAGGAGTCAAACTTATGTTAAAATTAATATCTATTTTATCACCAGCATTAATTTCAATAGGTCTTGACCTAACGTGATATTCGTCAAAAGTTCCTTCAGCTACTTCAGCATATCTTGCATAAGTATTATAATTTCCAAAATTATCAGTATCTATATACCCTTCAATTATAGTAAAATCATCTGGTATAACATCATTAGCAAAAGTCCAATATTTTGATTTATAATTTCTAAATTTTATTATATCTTGATATTGTGATTTATTATTGCCTAATGGCTCACCTGTTTCAAAAAAATCTGAATTTATAATTAAATTATCTCTTTGGTCATATTTATATGTGTCACTTCTATATTTTAATGGTCTTATTATACTTGACAATAAACCATATTCTATATCATCCCCATATCCTATTGATTTTAAATCTTCAATTTGATAAAATTGTGTAAAATTCTCAAATGAATAATCATATGTATATCCTCCTAATGTTTGATTAAATCTAAATTCTGTAAATCTCATTATATTCCATCTTCCTTTACCTTGAAATATTGTAAATTTAAACTTATCAAATATTTTACCTAACACATCATAACAAGAATCCCAAACTTTATTGTTAGAAAAAGAATTAGGCTCTATATATATATTATCAAATATATTATCTGAATCGCCATAAGTAGGAGTATTAAGTTGTATTTTATTAGAAATCCAAGTTTCAAAATTTACTCCTGTGTTTTGTAAACATACTTTTAATATATGAGATAATTTACATTTATAGTTTAAATCTAAAGGAGTTATAAAAGTTAATTCGGCAGATAAAATATTATTATTTGTATCATATAGTATTGGCTCATTTATATATATATGATATCCAATAGAAACAGACTCTACTTTATTTATTAAATAAACACCATTAAATACAGTATTTTTTAAATTAGTAGAAATAATTTTTACATATAAAGTATCAAAAGGTTGTGGATTAGAAACGTGAGCTGAATCATATATTATAAATCTTGCTACATTAGCACTAATTGCAGGATATACAGGTAAATTTGTATCATCTTTCATTGCATAAAAACCACAATTTACAGTTCTAGGAGTTTCACTATATGCACCTATAATTCTATTTGCATCATAAAAATTAATACTTTTTAATAATCCAAGTCCATCTGTAAATCTAAGAACTACTTCGTGTGCTATATCTGTTTGTATTTCTTCACAAGTATCTTGTACTAAAAATCCTTCAAATTCTAATTGTACATCAACAGTTGCCCAATTAGAATATATTTTTATTTTCCAATAATCATCAGTATCAGAATAAAATTTACTTAAAGGACTTTGATTATTTATATTTAAAAGATTTAATGTTACTTCACACCCTTTAATTGGTGAAAGTGGTTCATCTTCAAGATAAGATATAATACAAGGATTTGTTGAAAAATATAATGTCTTTACTTGAGGTGGTCTTCTTCCACTTGTTCTTGATAATAGTTCAATGCGATATCTTTTACTATCCCCATTTAAAGGGATAGAATCAAAATATCCTAAATATTCTAATCTATGTCCTTGCCAATACATTATGTAACATTTGAATATCTTCTATCCGCACGAGATAGAATTAATTTTAAATCTTGTCCACTAATTTTGGTTTCAGCAATATATCCATTATTACCTCTCATCATATCAGCAGTATTTGTTTTAATAGGGTTGAAAGATGGCATATCACTTCTATTAACTAAAGCTCTGCTACCACTTGTAAAAATACTTGCCATTCCACCATCTGCAAATCCTTGACCTTGATTAAGTCTATCTAAATAACCTTTACCAAACTTTCTTACAGAAGATGCTTTAACTACATATTCGCCATTAGAAAGCATAGCAGGAATAGAATCAGATGTAGAATGTCCTTTACCACTTACAAATCCTCCTTCAGCAAAACCATTTTTAAATTTAGTTTGTAAATAACTTCCTAAAGCAACTAAGCCAACACCAGCCGCAATAGTAACTCCTGGACTTAAAAATAAATTAGCTTTTGCTAATGCAGCTAATGTACCCATTTGTATTAATGTTCTACCTAATTCTTTTACATTATCAGCTAACGCTTTAATACCAGAATCTAATACATCTGTTACATCCCCTCCAGCTAAAGCAACTCCAAGTGTTTCCCCTAATGTTACACCAAGTTGAGCAAAAACTTTACTTAATGCTTCATTAATAGCATCAGCAGCTTTTTTAGCAGCATCATCTGCTTTTACTTGTAAATTTAATTTATATCCTAATAATCTTAAAAATATTATTCTTGGGTCTAATGGAGAAATTCCTTGTTTAATTAATTCATTTAAAGCATTAACTGCTGCATCAGCTTTTTCTTTATTTAATTTAACATCAAATAAAAGCTCTTTTCTTTCTAACCCTTTAAACTTTTTTTCAAAATCTCCAAATGTCTTTGTTAAATTTTCTCTTAATGATTGTAATGATAATGTATTAATTGTATTCTTAATACTTTCTAATAAAACCTGAACTGCAACTGCACCTTCTAAATTTCCTTTACTTATAAAATCTATTTTAATATCACTTAATTTATCAAAAGCAGCTTTAGTTTCTTTAAGTTGGTCATTTGTAGTTGATATATTAAATACTACACTTTTTGTTTTTAATATACTTATTGAATTATTTAATCCTTCAAATATATTTTTAGCTTCTTCGCCAATCTTTTGAAGATTAAGTTTTTTAAGTTCTTCTTGAGCTGACCTTATTTGTCCAAATACAATAGCTTTAGGAAGAATACCTTTTAATCCTTCATCTCTAAAAATGCCATATAAGCTCTTTATTTTTGATTTAGTGGAGTTTATTTGTTCATCAATAGTAGATTCATTTAATATTTTAGCCTCTAATTTTAGGTCTTTAATACCTAATGGGATAGCTTTAGATAAATTTTGAGCTTCAATTAATAATTTTTGAATATTTAATGAATCAAGTTTCTTTTGATAAGCAGCAGGGTTTATAGCATCTTTAAGAAAATCTTCTTTAAATTTATCTCTGCCTACATTTAAAAAGTTATTTATAACATCAATAGACTTTTCTGCCTTTTGTAAAGGATTAAAATTACTTGCTCCTTGTATTTTGAGTAAATCATCTTTTGTTTCCTTTAATAATTTTAAATAACTATCTTGGTTTTCTCTTTTCTTTCTTTCACTTGCAGCATCTTCAGCAGATTGAACTGCTATAGCTTTTTTAGTATTTAAAATTTCTTGTTCAAGGATTTGATATTGTTGTCTTTTAGAGCCTTCAGTTGTTAAAGCCTCATTATATGCTTTTTGTGCAGTAACCGCAGCTCTTAAAGCATCTTGTTGCGTTGGCTCTAATTTTTTAATAACACTTTCAGGAATACCTTCTAAATCTTTATAAGTAGTTAATACATCTTGTAAAGCATTATTATATTCATTATTAAATGTAGTATATTTCCCTGATTCAGAATTTACATCTTGTAAACTTTTAAATGCTTTATCATATTGAACTTTAAGAGCTTCTACTTGTTGTGCTTGACTTCCAATAGCTGGGGTTGTATTTAATAACTCATTTTGAAAATCAACAAGTTTTAATCTTAAATTACCAATGGGAGATGTACCAAATACAAAAGCATTTTTTAAACTTGATAACTTTAATTCAAACTCTGTTAATGGTCCAGTACCACTAAATTCCTTTTTAATATTTACAAGACTTAAATTTAATAAATCTGTACTTGTAATTAAATCATCAGATGTTTTTTTAGCTGATGACATTCCTCTTGACCAATAACTAAGACCTACTGATAAAAAAGAAAAAGCAGCAGAAACAGCACTTACTGCTATACCTATTCCTCCAAATCCTTTTAATGAATTTAATAATTCAGTTCCAATAGATTTTCCTGATGCTGCTGCTTGAATTTTTAAATCTCTAAATGATTCTACAAGTGGATTTAGGTTATTTGATATACCTATAAATCCATATGGCAAATCTTGAGCAACTCTACCAATATTTGTTAAAGTTATATTTGCTTGATTTGCAGCTCCACTTAATCTACTAAAACTTTGAGTAGCATTATTTATAGCAGTTGGATTAACTTGAACAGGTATATTTATTGGCTTAACATTGGTTGCAGGAAGAGTTAAACTTGAAACTTGAGCTTTAATATTTATTTTTTTCCCTGTTAAAGTAGAAACATTTTTTGTCATTGCTGACAACTGCCCATTAATTAATTCTAAAGAACCTAAAAATGAATTTAAGCCTTGAAGAGTATTACCTAAATTTACACCTATGTCTATATTTAATTTAGCCATTATTTTATGTTATGAGCTTTCTTTACTTTTTCAATATTTGCTCTGATTTCTTCAGGAGTATGCCCCCAAACTTTCTTGATAACTTCTTTCTTTTCCTCCCCTCCAATATTCCAAAAGTTCTGAATACTATTCTCTTTACCTCCTGCCGCTTTATAGCTTATCCAGCCTAATGTTCTAAACCAAGACTCCTCTAGCTTCACTTTAGCAAAATACCCCTGAAAGGCATAATAAACACCTTCAGGGGTACTCTCATAGTATTCTCTTTCTGTCCATCCTAAATGTCCTAAGGCAATTTTTAAACTTTCCCTTTCGTACTCTTCAGCTTTTTTTTTGTTTGCTCGGTAGTATCTGAAACAGAATCAGTCAAAGCCTTAAATGATTGAGTTGCCTCAAATACATCTCTAGCCTTTATAACTTCATCAACAGAAACCTCATCAACCCAGTCGCAAACTTGCTCAAAAGTAAAGTCAGGTTCTTCCCTCTTTACATAACAGGATGAAACTAATCCTGCATAAATTAAAGCATAGCCATAAGTTGCTGGTACATTGTCAAAGTCCAAATACTTGGTCATTGTGACAACAGACATTTGATTGAATTTTAATCCTCTTGGTTTGCCACCAAGCTCCATTTGTATATAACTCATAATTAATAAATTACGCCTGTACTGTTATGCTCATACTGCCGTAAACACCAATAGCACCACTAAAAGTACCAGGAGTGTCTTGAGCATAGGTATCATCTAACTTAGAAATAAAACCAGTACCACTCCAAGTAATATCCCCAACTACTGGAGAAACTGGACCCATTTTCCAAAAGATGGTTGTTTTATTTTGCCAGTAGTCAAACAAATCAGCGATACTCATAGTAGCATCAAGCATTGACTGTCCTTCAAAAGACAAAGTAACATCTTGAGTTCCAGGTAATTTGTCTGGACCACATTTTGTTTTAGCATCAATCTCGTTAGTCGCACGAGTAATGCCATTTGATGTCAAACATACGATACTATCGTAAGTAATTCCATCATCAGAAATCATAAGCAACATATCGTTGCCACTAATTTTATGTTCAGCCATTTTT